CTAGGCATTCATTGCACCGGGGGAAGTGACCGGTCTTTTCTCCAGCCACTCATGTACCTGAGACGCGACCCAGCCTACGCTTCTGGGCCCAAGCTGAATGGGGTGTGGAAATTTTTCCTGAATCATCCAGTTGCGCAGTGTCGTTTTGGATACTCCCAGCGCCTGGAGTAGGGTGGCTCGCCTGTAAATTAGCATTTTTTGTTGGTTCATCGTTTTCTCTTTCTCCATGATTTAGCCCTCCACTCGCTCAACGCGCAGCACGCCCTTGCCGCTGGCCAGATGGGCGCGCGCCTCGGCTTGGGTGGCGTTGCTTGCCTTCAGGCGGATGGTGGGCAGCAGGCCGGCGTCGGCCAGGTCTTCCAGATTGCTGGGGTTGGCGTTGGCTGGAATCAGGATGGCGCGGTAGCTGTGCAGCGCGGTGATGTTGTGGTCCATGGTGTGGTTCCGGTGGTTGCTCAGATGGCTTGCTTGAAAAGGGGCAGGACTTGCGCGGTTTGCTCCAGCTCCAGCGACTGCTGAGTCTGTTGGAATGCGAGTGCCGCGGCATTGCGCTCCAGTTGCGCTTGACGCCGGCGAATGGCGGCAAAGCTTTTGGCCAAATTGGTGCTTTCCGAGCGCGTGTACTTGAAGCCAGCGGCTGGATTGACGGCTGCGCGGCTGGGTTCTGTGCGTTTTGCGGGCATGGCGATTCCTCCTGTGATGGATCAGTGGGCGTTTTTGAAGAAATGGGCCGCTTGCTGGAAGCGGTTGGCCAGTGCTTGGCGCTGGTAGGCCGGTGAATCTGGGGTGAGGTGGCTGGTTTTGACCTCTGATTCACGTTTGCCGCTTATGGAAATCTGCTCAGCGGCGGCGCCCTGAAGGCGGCCCGTGAAGTTATTGAAACCAGTCCAAGCGGCAGGCAAAGCCTGCCGTGTCTGCGCCTCTTGGCTTGTGCTATCGATGACGCCATCGGCATCTGCAGCCACACCTGCGGCGTGTGCTGCATGAGGCTTGTCTGTGCAGTGCGACCACGCAATGCGGCGGCTCACAAGCCAATGACCGCGCGCACGGCCGCGCTGAATCTCGACACCGCGCACTGGCCCTGCAGTGAGCTCGTCGCCGTACATATTGGTTGCGCCTGGCTTGGCGGCACGGCGGGCGGGCTTGAGCAGCCAGTCCTGGCGCTTGCAGCTGTGACCGCCCACGGCTTCCATGAACATGCGCCAGTCCGCGCGCATTGCGTTCTCACCGTCACCGTGGCGGTGGCAGGCTTGATAGGCACGTTTTACATTGAGCTGGGTTTCGGCGCAGAACAAATCTAGTTGCTCCGGTTGATCCTTGCTGACGCGGCGCAGCTCGCGCCATACCGTCACGCTCGGCATGCCAAATGCTTGGAACTGGCGGATGCCCCAGGTGCTGGCCCAGGCATCGACGCGGCGCTGAGCGGCCACGCCGTTGGGTTCCTGCTGCTTGGGCTGGTCTGGCTGGTCAAGGCCCAGGCGCATCTGTATTTCTTGGCCCAGCACCACGTCCATGTGTTCTGTCAGAGCGATGTGGCCCACGTTCTTGGCGATGTACTTGGCCACATAGCCAGCAGCTCCGCCACGCTCCATGCGCTTCACGTCCACGCGGTTTTCCTTGGCACCGCGCTCGTCTCCGTCTTCGCTCAGCCAGTATTTGCGGATGGTTGCCACCAGTGCGCGGGCGGCTTCTCGGTTCTCAACCCATACCAGCATGTGCCAGTGCGGTGTGCCGTCATGGTGGGGTTCCACCACGCGCAGGCCATAGCGGCGGATCTGCTGGCGATCTAACTTGGCCAGCACGCGCTTCCAGTTTCCAAGTGCCCATTGCTGTGCTTCGCGCGGGTTGGCCCCGTTGAACTTTGGGTTGCGCTCGGCCCAGCGCGTGGCGCCATGGCCCACCAGACGCATGGCGTGGTACTTGCTAGGTTTCGTCAGGGTGATGAATAGACCGATATGGCCATGGGCATCGGCGTATTCTTCGGCGCCGCGAATGCGTGTCATCAGCTCGCCGCCACGAATGGCAGGGTTGGATGGTGACAGCGCCGACAACTCCGCCAGGTTGTAGACCTGGCCAGCCTCGTTCTTGTAGAGCGTGCGGGTCAGTGCGTCGGCATTACGGGCCAGTTGGCCCTTGCGGCGGTGCAGGCCGCTGTGGCTGACATAGCCGCCACTATTCAGATGCACCAGTCCCATGCTGATAGCGCCGGCCTCCACCACGCGGGCGATGTGGCGGCGCAGGCGGCGTCTCCACCAGCGGGCGCACTTGGCACGGGCAATGTCGGACAGGCCGTCAATGGGCTTGCTGACTTCCACTCCCAGCACATCCACGATGCCGCGCACGGCGGCAATGCGCGCCTTGAATATGCTCTCGTCCGATGCCTTCTCCAGCTTGGGGAAGCTCAGGACGCGATTCGACTGGGAGATGATGCGGTTGTCGATCTCTTCCACGTCCTCGGCCAGCTTCTTGGCCCAGTCGCAGATCTCGTCATCGCCAATGTTCAGGTGCAGCGCATCTCCATAGCGGTCTTCATAGTCGGCCAGCTCCTGCAGATCCATCCATGCCTGCTCGCCCTCGCTGGGCAGGCCCAGCTGCCAACGTGCATAGGCCTGCGCGTCCAGTGCCACGCCGACGGGCGGCAGCGGCGCGGTCTTGACGAAGCGAGCACGAATGGCGCCCTGCCACTCCTTGGGCGCGGATTCAATGATTCGCTGCAGGTGATACTTGACATGCCCAGGCTTGGGCATGTGTGCGATCCACTCCGAAAAGCTCGAAGTGATACGTTTGCGGGGGATGGGTGATACAGCCATGGCGGATCACCAGAGGCTGGCCAGCGCAACAAGGCGGCCGGAATATCGCTTGAGGGTGCGTGTCGCAGCCTTGATGGCTGCGCGCTCGGGCGGAGGTGTTTCGCGCCAGTCCCGGCTGACAAGGTCAGGCAGGTTGCCCGTGATCTGTGCCAGCAACAGGATGACCATGCGCAGCTCTTCGGGCAGGCTGAACCATTCTTGGTTCTCTGCATCGATATAGCCACGGCCTGATTGCTTGCGGTATGCCTTGCGCAATGCAGCAAACTGCTTGCGCGTCTCCAGAGGCATGGGCACCGCATCGCTCTCACGCAACGGGCCCCAGGCTTCCACGGTAATGCGCAGCAGCTCAACAGCACCGGGCAAAAGCTCAGCAGCAGCAACTGATGCCGCATCAGCGGGCGCCAGCTTGGGCGGCAGCATGACCAGAGCATTGCGCAAGGCTTGCTTTTCCATGCTCAGGCCTTCACCGCCGACAGATACCACGCTGCTCCATACAGCGTTTCAACGCAGACACAAGCCAGTTCGCGGCTGGGCGCTCCAATGACCAGACGGCGGCGCACGCCGTGGGCATCGACATGAGTGATGTTGTAGCGGTTGTTCATGCGGCACCGCCTTTTCCAGCTGTCTGCGGATTGGCATCAGCAATGCACTGGGCGCGCTCGGCGGCACGGCGAAGAGCTTCGGCCAGCTGCAATGCAGCAGCGGGGCTGAATCGCTCGCTGACGCTGAACCCACCGGATTCCATCGTTAGCACCACTGCAGCCCTACCTGGCTCTTGCGATGGATATGCGCAGTCAACACCGCACAACACGCCAGCCAGGTGCTTATTCAAGCTGGTGTATGTGACTTGATCAGAGGCAAAGCGGCGGCTCATGCGGCACCGCCTTGCACTGCAGCCGTAGCCAGATTGCGGATATTGCGAACCTGCGCCGCCGTAGCAATCAGCGCCTGCCCCATCTCCACCGCCTGTTCCGGTGTCAACTCCGCTTGCCAACCAAAGCCCGTACCCTCAGCGCGCACCGCCACCACTGCCATTGCTCCGTCGTATGACACCCCGCCTGCGAGCGACGAATACATGCTCACACTCACGCCATCCAATTGCATGCGGCCGCCGACTTCCCAATGCTGGAAATCACCCCGCGGCTTCAATGCAGGCGCTTCGGCCTGGGTGTTGTCTTGGGTTGGTGCTTGTGTCATGGCGTTGCCTTTCAGGTTTTTGGGCGTGAAAAGGGCCGCAGGGCCAGCAAACTGGCTCTGTCAGCGGTGTTGAAATGGAAGGTAGGGAGCGCTACGCGCCCACGGGCATCAGCCGGGCGGTGACTCGCAGGCGAACAAGTCGCCCGTTACGGGCTTTGTGTAGCGCGGCTGGTGGGCAGCTTCTTCTGCGTGGTCCAGCACCGTGCGCATCACATCGCGGCGCACATGACTGGACAGCGGGATGTTGATTGACGGGTCTGGTGTAGCACTGGGGCTCAGCGTGCGCACGATCTCGACCAGCGCGATGAAGGTATGGCCGCATTCGGGGTTCGTGCACTGGTAGGTGCGTTCGCTCATGAGTTTGGTCATCACCATGCTTGTTCGGATGGTGCTATCAAACTCGCAATGAGGGCATGCCATGCGTGTGCCCTCGGCGCGCACTTTCTTGCGGCGCGGGAAGGTCAGCACCTGATAGCCTTGCTCGGGTGGCGGCTTGTTGCTGGTTTCCGATGCGTACATGCACATGCCCCTTGTTGACTTACTCGCCCTGGCCGCAGCGTGCGCGGTTGTCAGGGCCGCATTCACCGCCACCGGCGCGGGCGCAATGGCAATACGCGCCTACCCGGCTCAGGACACCAATGGCATCCAGGTATTCACGGCTCACCATCACGTAACCCGCTGCGCTGACTACGGAATCCAGCTTTGCGATGGGCACACCCTGCTGACCGCTCAATACGCGGCTGACGTTGGAGCTATCCCAGCCTGCAGCCTCGGCCACGGCGCTGCCGGGCTGGCTCAGGGATTGGCGCAACGCTCTCTCAATCGTTCCGGCCCCATGTGTCATTCGCATATTCATTTTTTGTTCTCAGTGTTGGTGACTTACCGCGCAACGCCGCGCAAAACAAATTGCGTGTGATTGCGTGCTGTGTTGCGCAAGATGCAGTGCATGAACTTCTCAGCCCCTTGCATTGACAGCCGCCGAAGCACCGCCGCCCTTGTGGGCCGCGATGATGGCTTGCTCTTCTTCGTAGCTGACCAATCCGCGCCCGATCATTTCGCGGATCACGCTGGCCATGGTGCAGCCCTTGGACTCGGCCAGGGCTCGTACTTTTTGCAAGTTGCCGTCACCGCCTTTGCCAAAGCGGAAATACACCAGATCTTCAGCTCTGGCCTTACTGGCCTCGGAGCTGGGGGCGGGGGCTTGATAGGCGGACATGTATCATCAACCTTTGTTAAGAATGTGAGGGAGCCAATGAGTCAAGTGAACTGGGAAATCTTTCAAGCAGCTGTCCGAATTACCGAGCGCTACCTGCCCAATCCCGCACACGAGCCGACTCAGGCTCAGGTTGCCGATGTGGTTCTTGCAAAACTCCCAAATGTGTATCGAGCTCTTGAGGCGGTGGCTCTGCAGATTGAGTCGGAGAACCAGCGAGGCCTGTACAAGAGCCTTCAGAAGTAGCCATCTCAGCAAACAAGCGGTTGACCTGCGCATGAAACAAGCGATCACCCCAGGACGGCTGGCTGGTAGCCCTGTCCCACATCTTGTTGCGCAGCCCGGTATGCACCGTGGCACCGGGTGCGATTTGCTGCAGCTGCGCGCATAGCGTGTGTGCCAGCTGTGCGGTGAGCCGAGTGACTGCGTTGAGGTCTCCCGCCGTTTCTGCGGTCAGACACACATGCAGATCGATCACGCCGCCAGCGTCCAAAGGGGCATCCCAATCGGGGCGGCCCGAGGTAAATGAGGTGAGATCAGCTGTTGTCATGGCGATGGTTTGTTAAGAGTTGAAGGCATTGTGTTATGAAAAAACATAACGGTCAATCTTAAATTATGGAAAAAGATAATTTTCCATCAAGGTTGCGTGAAGAGCGTGAGCGCCTCGGCTTAAACCAAGAGGCGCTTGCGGAGGCCGGCGGAGTAAAAAAGCTCGCTCAACACAAGTACGAAAAGGGCGAGAACAGCCCTACGGTTGCGTACTTGCAAGCAGTTGCGGCAGCGGGCGTTGATGTGGTCTATGCGCTGACTGGTGTGCGTGATGCAATCTCAGCTCCACGCCTGACAGGCAAACATTCCATATCTGGCGACGCGCCCGCACCCGCCTCTGCAGAAGACACGATTTATGTGCCGCTGCTGAGTGCGGCCGGCAGCATGGGGCCTGGCAATGAGCTGCTGACGGAAGACGTGATCATGAATGACGTGCCGTTTTCGCGCCGTTGGCTGGCCATGCATCTACCGCGCTGCAGGCCCGCGGCGATCAAGTTGATCCACGCTTATGGCGACAGCATGCATGGCACGTTGGAGAGCGGCGACTTTGCCCTGGTGGACACCGATGCAGTGGAAGTGCTGGTGGATGGCGTGTACGTACTTGAAGCGCACAGCCGCCTATTCATCAAGCGCGTGCGTCAGCGCCTTGATGGCCGCTTTGAAGTAAGCAGCGATAACGAGGCTATCAAGACCTCGGACATTCTCGACGGCACTGAACAGGTTTGCGTAAAGGGCCGTGTGGTGTATGGGTGGAATGGACGGCGCTTTTAGCAAGAATCAAAGAAGGGGAGGCGATGTTTTCAAAGGTGATAGCTGCCAGCGTTCTAGTGGTATCGGCCTGCAGTGTTTTTGCAGCACCCGCCAAGCAGTTCAAGAGCGTTGAGGAAGTGGGTGATTTCACCCAGGACTTCATGACGGAGACTGGCACCCTGAAAGTTCTTAAAAAGAAGCCGCTGCACATTCAGCTGCGCATCGATAACCAGGCTGATACCAAGCTAGCTGCCGAGGCCATGTTTCGCGCGTATCTCTGGGGGGTGTATCGCACCTTCTTGCATACCAATGCAGATGAAGTAACTGTGACTGTGGTTTCTCCTGTCGCTGTCGATGGCAATTCCAAGTTCACAGCAATTTCAACCAGAACGAGAGCCTTGGCCACTGTGCAGCAAATTCCAGGCATCAAGGGCTGGGATGACTTGCTTACCGCATCGCAATCGTGGAGCGAGCCAATGAAGCGCTGCATGTATTCGTCCTTCGGTAAGCCCGGCCTGCGTGATTGCGCACTGAGCGCAGCAGGCAAGCTCTGAGCTTTCGTGCCCAGTTGAGTATTTGTCCGCCAGTTCTGGTTGCAGCTGACCAGCCTGCCGGTCGTGACTGAATGAGTTCGGGCACAAGCTGTCGTCCGGTAGGTAGCCTTGAAAGGCTGATCCAGACTAGTTGCAGTCGCTTAACTCAACGATACGAATGACTGCTGATGCGCACAGTAGTCATTGAGCTGAAGCTTCATCCTGGGCTGAAAGCCGTCTTGAAAAGGTGTCCGATTCAAGTCGTCTCTGGCCACTAGCGCCGCGTTGTGCATCTTCCAGTTATGGTGCGGTACTTGCGCGGCCCCCAGCTCGTAGATCAAGTCCTTTCGATAAGAGCGTCTGCGACCGGAACAATAGGCTGTGTTGCGTGGCCCAGGGTGTAGTAGTCGAAGTAGTAGCAGTCTACTCCGCTGAGTTTGAGCAGGATCCGGTGTACCAGCATCATGAGAATTTTGACTTCTCGGTAGGTGTTGATCTCTTGTCCTGGTTTGATGCTGCCGCCGTGGGCTGCGCGATTGCGCTGGCCCCATACCTTCATTTCCAGCGGACTGATAGCAAGCCCCATCATCTTGAATACTCGCTCTGCAGACAGTGACTGCGGTGCATTGTTGAGTCCGTTAAGCTTTTTGCTCAGCATTTCCTGCTCCGCTGGCTCCAACGTGTCGGCGGTGCCAGCCAAGGTCTCCTGTAGCTTGGCCAGCAGTGCCAACCAGGTCGGCTCGTCGTTGATGATGGGCAGCCGCCCCTTTGCCATGTTGGCCTTCATAAAGCTGTTTTGGAGCTTTTCAATCAGCGCGCCATAGTGCGCAGCGCTCATGTGAATAGGCGACGCCTTGGCGTGCCAGTAGTTCCAGAAGACTGTTCGTAAGTCGTACAGCTCGTATTTTTCATAGAGACCTGTGGCAATGCTGCTGAGCAAGCTGGGGTCGAGTCCAGTAAAAATCTTTAAATCAAGAGGTCCAGGTGGGATGCCGCTTTGGGCGTGAGCCAGATCCACAAACGTGCTTGCGCTTAAAGCGTTGAATTCGACAGGCTCCCAGGTATCACTGAATGCGGTCCAGCCGAGATGCACAAAGTAGTTGCCCAGGAGGAAAGCAAGGATGTTGCGGATCTTGTCCCGATCTTGCTCATCAATGCTGCCCAGATACATGATGTAGCCAGGATCTTTGGCATGTTTCGGGGGCTTGAATGTGGACTTGCCCACGATAACCTGGTGAGGGCCAATCGTCAGCACAGCACAGTTCGCGCTCCGGCCTGTCTCGCTGACTTCATTGGGAATTCTTATATTGATGCTCCCAACGTGGATCTCGCGCATCTCGGTGTGCGTGTCAGTCGTTTTTTCACAGTGTGGCCAGAGGTATGGTGAACTCATGTTTTCAACCCAGTCCACTACATAAGCCACGGCCCCCGCGTCATTGTTTGTCCAGGACAGGCCACTGATGCGGGATAAGGCTGTTTTGATCCTGACTGGTGCGGAGGCTTGCGTGTCTTGCGACTTGTATCCGACGGACCAGCTTATTGGAATGACGCCATAAGCGGAGGCGCTCAATTTGCCAAACCGCCTGTGCTGTAAGGTGATTTCATCTTCGGATTTACTCACCGCGTTGGCAAGCAGATGCTCAGTGTTCGAGTCAGAAGAGGCGGCGCCAGTCGTTTCGAGCATCAAGACTCGCTGCGCATTGCGGATCACAGAAAATTCTGAGACTTCACCTAGGGCCGAAGGGGAATTGGCGACCCCGTAGAACTGTTGTGTGATCTCAGTTTCAAAAAATTCCCAGTCCTGACGCCGCATGTCTAGTCCCTTGTATGAAGAGCCGGATGGTACTGAGTATTCGGGTCCGTTTTAGAAATCAATGCGGATTGCTGGCCAATGTTTGGTACCGCTCTTGGCAAAAGAGCAGTCATTTATGTTTTGGATTCGACAGACAGCAATTCGCTGTGCTGCAGACATTAGCCACCGATCCCACGAGCGACAGCAACGGGTCGATTGCAGCCCGTGGTCAGTACAAGTTGACCCGTCATCTCGTTGCGAAGTGATGGTCAATTAAGACCAGCGCATGCAGTTTGACGATAACACCGGATTTCCGTCAAATTCCGACGCTCTGCTCTATTGATAACCTCTGTCACAACCCGCATCAAGCCTCGTGCTGCCTAGTTTCGACACCGCCGACGAAAGACACCCTTTTAGCGCGCAGGCGCGGCGGGGTCTCGACTGCGCGCGGAGGGGTTGAAGGGGATGGTGCTGAGACTCGATGATGGGGTCGAGGAGCCGGTATCGGGGTCGAATCAGTTGGGTGCAGATGTATGGTCCTCATCCCGCCCAGAAGCTGCGGTGCTGGAGCAGACGTAAACAGGCCCGCGCATGGCGGGCCTACATGTTTCGGCTTGCTTGACAAGCTGCGTTCGGCCAGATGCAGCCATTGAATACACAGCGACAAATGACGGCTTCAGGTTGCGAGCCGTCGCTCATCTCTAGCGAGATGTGTGGCACTGAAGCTGCAGCAATCTAGTCCTCTCCACGCTAATTCACCCATGTTGGTAATTGACCAATTAAATGGATCCCACCGATTGTGTCAATTGGTGTCAATTGCTACGATTTAGATGCAAAAATCGAGACGATTAACGCTCTGTGCTGGCACGTTTTGCCCTCTGAGGGGGCCCGGAAGCTGCAGTGCTCGTCGCGTCCTTAACCCCCTGTATTTACGCCCTTCATGAACAACATTTATCGGACCATCTGGAACTGCGCCCTGGGCGCCTGGGTCGCGGCTCCCGAGAGCGCACGCAGTGCAAGCAAATCGGCTCGGAAAGGCATTGCCGGCACGCTCGTGACCCGGTCTGCTCCTGGGAAGTCCTTAGCGACCAGTCTTATGCTTTGCGCTTTCGCTACCGGTACAGCCATCGCAGGAGGCGCAGGAGGGGGGGGCGGTGGCTCGCAGGGGGGAATTGGCGGCACAGCAGTTGGCGGCGGTGCTGGTGGTAGCGGATCAGCAGTTAGTACCGGCGGCAGTTCAGGAGGGAGCAGCGCCAGTAATGGCGGAATTGGCGGCGGAGGCACCGGAGGCACAGGAGGTATCGCCGGCACCGGTTTGGGCGCAGGTGGCGGTGGTGGTGGTGGCGGCGCAAGCGGTGGCACTGGTGGCAACGGCGGCGCTGGTGGCGTCGCCGGAGCGATCGTTGGCTCCACCGTCATCGTAGTTGGACCTGTCACAGGAGGTAACGGGGGAGCTGGTAGCAATGCTGTGGGTGTCGCTGATGGCGGTGGCGGCGGTGGCGGCGGCGACGGCCTATGGTTGGGTAACGGCAACCATCGGGTGTCGGCGGCTGGCTCAGTGATTGGAGGAAATGGTGGAAACGGCGGTGGCGGTGGTTTCGACGGTGGTGGTGGTGGTGGCGGCGGGTCGGGCATCTTGCTGCAGGTTACCAACGCACAACTTCACGTTGAGGGAAGTGTAATCGGCGGCAATGGCGGCTCTGGCGGAGTTGCTGGACTCGGCATCGGCACGGCAGGGGCGGGCGGATCTGGTGTCTCTGTGGACGGTGACGGCAATACGCTGGTGAATGCCGGCAGCATCGTCGGCGGCCTTTCAGGCAATGGCGTCACTCGGGCCAATGCAGTGACCATCCGTGGCAGCAACAATACCGTGCAACTCAACGCCGGCTACAGTTTCACGGGCAACGTGGTAGTCGCCAGCGGCTTGAACAACGCCTTGGCGCTGGGAGGAACGGCGGACACTACCTTCGGGGTCTCGGACATCGGCGCGCGATACCAAGGCTTCACGCGCTTCGTCAAGAAGGACACCAGCACCTGGACGCTCACGGGCATCACAACCCAAGTGACACCTTGGAGTGTGACCGGAGGCACGTTGTCCATCGCCGCCGATGCTAGCCTGGGCGCCACTTCAGGTGCGTTGACGCTCAATGGCGGCACGCTGCGATCCACCACGGCGATCAGCAGCGCACGCGCCGTCGTGCTTGGTAGCAGCGGTGGCACGGTCAGCCCCGATCCCGGTACCACACTGAGCTGGAGCGGCGAGGTCTCTGGCAGCGGTAGTCTGACGATGAGCGGTGCCGGCACGCTAACGCTCTCAGGGGCGAACAACTATATGGGCGGCACACGGCTGCTGGCCGGCCGGATCAACGTCGGCAGCAGCAGCGCACTTGGCGCGGGTGCCCTGGACATGGCCGACGGCACCACGCTCGGCTTTGCAGCCAACAACCTGCATCTGACCAACGCCATCGTGCTTAGCGGTGTGGGCGACCCTATTGTCGACACAGGCAGCTTCGATGGCACGCTCTCTGGCGCAATCAGCGGCGCTGGATTCCTCACGAAGCAAGGCACTGGCACACTGACGCTGACCAGCACCGGCAATAACTACAATGGCGCTACCGATGTGGCACAAGGCACCTTGAAGGCAGGCGCTGCCAATACTTTCAGCAGCGCTTCGGCTCATACCGTGGCCGCTGGTGCCGTGCTGGATCTGGCCGGCTACAACCAGACCCTGACCAGCCTGAACAACAGCGGCACCGTCAAGCTCAGCAGCAACAGCGGTGCAGCACCGGGCACGGTGCTCAAGGTCACCGGCGCTTATGTGGGCAACAACGGCAACCTGGGCCTGTCCACCGTGCTGGGTGCTGACGGCAGTGCCACCGACAAGCTGCTGCTTTCCGGCGCCTCGGCCGTGGCCAGCGGCAACACCACCGTGCACATCACCAATGCCGGCGGTCTGGGCGCACAGACTACGGGCAACGGTATCGAGGTCATCGGCACGGAGAATGGCGCGAGCCTGCAGCCGGGCAGCTTCACCCTGGCCGGCGGTCATGTGGATGCCGGTGCCTATGAATACCGCCTGACGCAAAACGCCCAAGGTGCGGCCCTGCATTCGACCACTACTGCTCCCACAACACCGACCACGGCCTACCGTGCCGAAGTGCCGCTGCTGTCGGCCCTGCCGGCACAGCTGCGCCAGGCCGACATGGCCATGCTGGGTGATCTGCGCAAGCGCATGGGCGATGAAGGCTCGCAAGCCACGACCAGCTCCGACACAGGCGCCAGCCGCCGAGTCTGGGGCCGTATTCTGCGCACCGATCCCAAGATCAGCCAGCAAGGCACCGTCAGCCCCGAAAGCAGCGGTCACCTGACCGGCTTCCAGGCAGGTCTGGATCTGTATGCCGACCAGAGCATCAAGGCCGGCATCTATGTGGGCCAACTCGAAGGCGATATGAGCGTCAAGGGCTTTGCCAGCGGCGTGGAGCGCAAATACGTCGGTTTCAACAACCTGCGCACCCGCTACCTGGGCGTGTACGGCACCTGGCAAGATCAGTCTGGCCTGTATGCCGATGCCGTGCTGCAAGGTGCCGACTACCGCAGCGACCTGCGCACCGCCGGCGACACAGCACAGGCCCGCACCAAGGGCAGCGGCTGGCTGGCTTCTTTGGAAATGGGCAAGGCCTTCGAGCTGAGCAGCCACTGGAAGATCGAGCCCCAGGCGCAGATCATCTACCGCAAGCTGAGCATCGACGACACAGCGCTGAGCCTGGCCACGGTCAAGAACAAGGCTGACGATGACTGGACCGTGCGCCTGGGTGCCCGCATCAAGGGCAACTTTGCGACCGGCGCCGGCGTGCTGCATCCCTACGGCCGCATCAACGTCTACAAGGCGAGCAACACCACCGACATCGCCAGCTTTGCGGCGCCTGGTGGAACCACCGACATCAAGGCCAAGGGCGGCTACACCGCCACCGAGATGGCTGCCGGTGCCAGCCTGCAGATCAACCCGCGCACCAGCATTTATGGTGAGCTGGGCAAGCTGTGGGCCAATGGCGGCGACAGCCGGGTCAAGAGCGGAGTGCAGGCATCCATGGGTGTGAAGGTGCTGTGGTGACAAGGTCAGCAAGCTTGCTTGTCTCACCACGTGGTTAGGTAACAGAACAAAGGCCCGCCGTCATAGCAATGACTACGGGCCTTTGTGTTTGTATGTCCCTTCAGTCTCTCGCTAAGATCGTTGCAGCAGAGCGGCTTGCGAGTAATCAGGTGCTTGCATCTTCTGTGGCTGCTCGCTCCATCTGCACCTTACTGGTCAGTCCGCCATCGCCCAGCGTGTGGGTGACTTCCTTGACTAGCCAGCCCTGCCCATCAATCTCAGGCTTGAACCCCGTCACACGCACAGGGGTCTGAGGCATCAGTTCTGGCACACCGATGGCCAGATTCAGATCGAATGTAGCCATGCCCCGATTGATGCGCTGCAGCTCGCTCTTGGCCGCGGCCAGTGCATCGTCCTCGCTGCCAAAGGTTTCCTTCATGGTCTTGAGGTTGCCGTCTTTCTTGCCAGCAATGACTTCCTTGCGCTTGCCAAACTTTCGGTCATTCCAAAGCGCCTTCACGCCGTCATAGGCATCGCGGGTGCTACTGGCCCAGCGGTGCTGATCGCCATCGATGCGAGTGATCTCGATGATAGGCAGGCTCTCGCCCTTGCTGGTCTTGGTGCCGTTGATCGGCATAAAGAGCAGGTGCTTTTTCTTCACCGTGGCCACGGCGTCATATTTGCGCGCCAGCCGGGTGATGAAGTGCATATCTGATTCATTGGTCTGGTCGATGTGCTGAACCTGGGTGGCACCCAGCTTGGCGTCCACCTTGTGGGTGAGCTTGTTGCGCTTTGCCAGCGTGGCCAGGATGGCGCCCAGGCTGGTGTCGTGCCAGCTTTTCTCGGTGCGTTTGCGGATCTCGCCGCCCAGATCGGCAGCACGGGCGCGGATGGTGATGATGTCAGGCGCGGCGATGCTCCAATAGGTGCCCATCAGCTCTGGGGCAATCCAGCCGCTCAGCGTGATGCTGTCATCGCCCACGCCCACAAACTGCCGCGCAGCGCGGGCACCCACCCGGCTGTTGCTGGGGTGGCGCCAGGCCGTGACGCGCTTGAGCTCGTCATAGGGCAGCGACTGAATTCCAAAGACAAACTGCCCCAGGCACATGAGTGTGCTGTTCATGTCAATCCTTTAATCCGTATCCGACAGAGAGCTGCGCTTGTGTGCGCCTTTGGCCAGCTCGCGGCGGTCTAGCTCTGCCGCCACTGCGCGGGCGATGGCTTGCGGGTCCATGCCCGGCGCCGGGTTGATGGTGATGGCGTAGGTGTTGCCTCCCGTGGCGGGCGCGCTGGCCATGACCGAACGCGGCGACAGGGCCGAGCCGCTGGCTGCGATCATGGAAGAGGGGGCAAAACCTGGTCCTGCATCGGCAGCACCTGCGCCCACTGGCACCATGGCACTGGCAGCCATGGCCAGGGCCGCAGCGCGCACAGCAGACTGCCCACCCTCGATGCCTAGCGCCGCCCCTTCGCTTATCCAGCCGCCGTACTGTGTGAACACGCGGCTTGGGCTGTTGATGCCCAGCTTTTCCTTGAACCACTGCGCCGCACTGGTGGCCGCCCCCACCACCGTGTCACGCAACTGGCCCAGCTTGCTGGTGATGCCGCCAATCAGGCCGTCGATGATCCAGCCGCCAAAGCTGCTGAACATGGTGGCCATTCCTTGCCACGCCATGCCGGCCGTGGTTTGAATCATGGCCCAGATGCCAGAGAGGGTCGCCATGAACCCCGACCAAAGCCCGGTGGCGGTTGCGATGATGCCCTGCCACATCGAGTCCGAGATGGTGGCAATCTGCTGCAGGGCTCCCATGAACAGCGACAACAGCATGGACCAGATGCCGCCCAGAACGCCGGTAAAGCCTTGCCAGAGCATTGCCCCTGTGTTGACCATGTTGGTCCAGATGCCGCCAACCCAATTGCCCAGATCCTCCCAAAGCAGCTTGGCCCCACCCACGACACCCTCCCAGTTGCTGTAGAGCCACCATCCAGCGGTAATCAGTAACCCCACAGGTGTCAGCATGCGCAGGACGCCCAGCGCAAGCCGTGCCAGCAGCGGCAGTAAGCGGCCGGCTCCGGTGGCCATACCGCCAAAAGCAGCGCCACCAGCGGCAACGCCCGCCAGCTTGGCCAGCATCAGTCGCACCAGAAAGCCCTTGGCCACCAGCAGGCCCAGCGGAATCAGCAAGGCAGACGCTGCTGCCAGAAGTGCTCCGAACACGATCACGCCTTTGAGCAGACCACCCACAAGAGCAGGGTTCGCCTGCGTCCAGGCCGTAATGCGTTCCAGCAGAGGATTGACCACCGCTAGCAAGTCCTTGATCTCGTTTTTCAAGCTCTCGCCAACCACAGCCTTGAGGTTGAAGACGCGGTTTTCCGTCATCTGGCCCTGGGCACTCATGGTGGCATTGCGTGCCGACGCTTCGCGGGCCATAGAGCCCTTGGCCTCCTCGCTGTTTGCCAGACCAAGCTGGCGGCGCAGCTCCTCAGTGTTGGTGACCAGCTTGGCCAGCTTGCCTACGTGTTCCTTGCCCGCCAGCTCGGCCATCACCCCCAACTGATCCTTCTTCGGCAATTTCTGGATGGCTTCGGAAACTCTCAGCAATGTGCCCACGGCATCATTGGCCATGCCGCCTTGCACCTCTGTGGCAGTCAAACCAATCTCACCCAGGGTGCGCTGAAACTTCTTGGTTCCCTTGGTAGCTGCCGCAAGGTTGGTAAAGATGGCCTTGACCGATGTACCAGCCGTCTCCTCTGTTTCTCCGGACGTCAATAGCGTGCTGCCCAGCGCCGCCATGTCCTGCCCCTTGATGGCGACAACGCCCGCAACACCGCCCACGCGATTCAGAAAACCGATGATGTCGCTGCCCTTGCTGATCGCGTTATCGTCCAGATAGTTGATCGCATCAGCCATGCCGCGCATGTCGGTGATCGGAATTTTCAGGTTGTTGGCAATCTTGCCCATGCTGTCCGCAATTTCGTCAGGTACAGCATCAAACGCAGTCGCCATCTCCGAAGTCATCAGTACAAAATCGCTGAGCTTGTCGGTCGGCACCTCCATACGGGCGGCTGCCGTAAACATTTCGGCAATTTGCGTAGTCGCCAAAGGCACCCTGGTGCTCAGGTCTCGCACCTGCTTTTCGATGTCGCTATAGACAGATGTCAACTGTCCCGAGCTATCGCGTGCCCCCGGAACCTGACGCGCGATGCCCAGCATGGCATCCTCGTGCGTCATGTAGCTCTGCACCGGCTTGACGGCGGTTTGCACCGTGCGTTTTCCTGTATAGACACCCACCGCGCCGGCCGCAGCCACGCCGCCGCCAATCGCCGCGGCCTTGGCTGACTGTTGCTGGATGCGCGCCAGTTTGCGCTGCTCATCGCCCTGGCGCTTCAGCGCCTCGGTCTGCCGCTGGATATTGGCTGTGGTGGTGGCAATGCTGGCGCGCAACTGCTGGTCGTGGCTGGCTAGGTTTTTGGTGCTGATGCCTGCTTCGCTCAGCTTGTCACGCAGCTGCTGCACCCGCTGGCGCTCGGCTGTGAACTGAGCGCCCAGCTTGCTGGCTTCTGTACGGGCCGCCGCAAACTGCTGGGCCATGGCTTTGGTGGGTGGGCCTGCACTGCCCATGGTGGTGGCCAACTGGCGCACCTTTTCATTTGCGGCCTGCAGCTTGGCTTCTGTATCACCCAGCCCCTTGCGGGCCTCGGTGAACTTCCCCACGGTTTTTTGGGTTTCATTCAGTTGCTTGAGCTGTTCGCGGGCGGCCTTGAGTGTGGCCGCCGTTTCCTTGCTGCCCTGGCTGATGCGCTTGAGTGGAGCCAGGGCCTTGTCTGCCAGGTCAAGGATGACGCGCAAGCGCATGTTGTTTTCAGCCATGGGCTATCTCTCGGATGGGGCGTTGATCTGGTTGTGCAATTCCACGGCCCGCCGGCGCCAGTCCATCAGCTCTTCAAGGCTCATGACCCATAGCTCGCTGGGCGGCCAGTGGAAGATGACGGCAATGTCTGCGATGGCGTCTTCTACTCGGGCAGGAAGTCCGCTCGATCGGCCTTGGGCAGCAAAAAACTGGCCACCGCACCACCCAGGGCTACGAGGTCGGCGGGGTCAATGGTTTGCACGACGTTTTTTGTCAGCATGGGATCGGTGACACGCGGCAGGATGGTCTGGATCGCGTCGGTTTGCAGGCGCAGCAGATCGGACAGGGCCAGACCGCGCAGTGCGCCGCTTGAAGGCTTGCGCACGATCACGGTGGTAACGGTCTTGTCGCCGGCCAGGGAGAGGGGAACGTCCAGCTTGACGGGCTTGGCGTTGTCGTCGGCGTGGGCAATGGCTGCGGTGTCTTTGTTCTCTTCGGGCATGGTTCTGTACTCTGGTGAAATGAAGAAATAGGGAGAGCAGGGCAGCGCGGTCGCCCTGCTTGCGGTGGTGGAGCCTTAGATGCCGAGCAACTGGCGCACGGTGGCCAGCAGATCGTTGCCGCCGATCTTTTCGATCATGTTGATGGCATCCATCTCAATCACGTCTTCGCCGTCGATGACCAGGCGGTAGTAGTTCAAGGCCAGCTTGCACTTGAATTCGGATTTATCACCGGCCTTGGCGCTGCCAGGGTCGATCTCTTCCCAGCGGCCACGCATATGGACTTCGATGCCGGTGTATTCGTCGGTGTCATCGCTTTGCACGGCGCCGGCAAAGCGCAGGGCCACGCCGTCCACCTTGGCATTGCCGAACTGCTTGAGCACGTCTTTCAGCCAGCCGCCTGCAGAGACTTCGCACTCCATCGCTTCATTGCCGAAATCGACCTTCACCGGCATGTTCATTCCGCCGCTGCGCCATTCCTCCATCTTGCGGGTGAGCTTGGGCAGGGTGACTTCTTCCACCTCGCCCACGTAGCTGGTGCCATCGATGAAGGTGGCGAAGTGTTTGAGGACTTTGGGCATTCCCATGTTGTGGCTCCTGAGTCTTTAGACGCCGGACTGCACGCGCTGGGCGAAGTCGGCGAAGTAGCGGTCTGTGATGCGCTGGCGGAATGTGAGGTCTTCCAGCGGCGGCACCGGGGTGTAGTCGTAGTCGATGACGCCCTGGCCTTCCTTGAGCGTGGCGGCTTCGTTGACGGTTTCGTCAAACCAGGCGCTGCCGCCCAGTAGGTAGCCGCGCCCGGTCAGCTCGCGGAACTTGGCATTCACGCCTTCCAGAATGTCCTTGACCAGGCTGGGGTGCAGTGGTTTGTCCACGGCCCACATGTGTGCCTCGGCAATGGAGTCAGCCAGAACCTGGGCGGTGCGTGTAGCGCTCTCGAAACTGAACAACGGTTCGTCGGAGCAGGTGCGCGATCCCCAGAAGCGGTAGCCGTCGCGGTTGACCAGCGTGGTGATGGCGTTCTGATTGAGCAGGCCCGCATCGGTGGCGGGGTTCTGCAGATCCCAGAAGATGGGCGGAGTGATGCCCGTCACGCCCAGCACACCCACGTTGGAGAGGGTCTTGTGCCAGCCAGTGTCCATGTCGATCTTGGCGCGCAGGCCCAAGCCGCTGTTGCTTTTCAGGGCTTCATCCAAGCCATCCGGGGTGACTGCCACATCAGTACGCGTACCTTCTTTAGCTTCCTCTACCGTGGCCAACTTAACCAAACCTGCTTTGACTGGTGTTGCCACCAAACCCTCCACCCAGCCGCGCGAAGCAATGGCAACGGCTGGATCTATCACCAGATTCACCGTGCCTGCTCCAATGACGGCAACCACCATGCGCAGCACCATTTCTCGCACCGATCCTTCGGCCAGCACGGGCTTGTAGGTGTCGGGGTAGTTGCCCACGGCAATGCACTGCGCGCCGCCGGGCGTGCCCATGATGGCGGTTTCGCGCACCGTCCAGCCGCCCACATTGTTCGGCAGTACGGCCTCGACAACCATCCAGTTCGGGTTGTTCGGATCGGGGGCGATCGAGGTAATCGGCACGCGGGTGAGCTGCCACGATGTAGTGGAGCACTTGAGCCGACACGCATTCCACGGTGTCGCTCATGGGGCGAATGTCTTCGGCGCTCAGCGCGGTGTTCACCACCTGCAGCAGGTCGGCGGGCGCGGTGCCATCGCCATCAGCGGCCAGCACCACCATGCGAACGGTGCCCGGCACGGGCGTTAACGGCATGGCGTCAGCCACGCGCACATCGGCAGACAGGGCGTGAAACACGTAGCTGCCACGAGGGCCGGCCACCGTCAGACCCTCAAAGGCCATTTGGGCACGGATGCGAAGGCGGCCATCCAGTTCACCGGGCAGACGTTCCACGCCATTGTTCGCAGCAAACTGGTCCAGATCCTCGCCCACGGCATAGGCCAGCATGCAGGCCTTGGCACTGTCGTTGATGCGGGCTTGCATGTTGACGCTCTCCATGGCCCAGCGCTGCAGCAGCTTGGTGACTGGCTCGGACTCCAGCGTCAGCACTTCGGCCAGCTCCGGCATATCGGTCAACACCAGAGCCTTGATGCGCGACAGCTCGGCCTCGAAGTCCAGCGGCTTGACCACATTGGGCGGCGGCAGCAGCGACAGATCCACGCTCATGCGGCACCTCGCAGCTGCAGCGCGGCAGACAGGCCCACGGTGCGGCCGGTGGGGCGGTATTCGCCTTCCAGCGTGACGGTGGCGCGGCCCGGCTGGTCGCCAGACTCCAGGGCGATGCGAGTGACGCGCAGGCGCGGCTCCCACTTCATGAGGGCCGATGCGATGGCGGCATAGCAGCGCAGGCGGGTAACGGCGTTGTCCGGCGCGTCGATCAGGCCGGGCAGCAGGCTGCCGTAGGTACGGCGCTCCAGGCGCGATCCCAGGGGCGTGGTGAGGATGTCGACAACGGACTGCTTGAGGTGGTCCATGCCGGTGATGCGGCGGCCGGTGGTGCGGTCCATTACTGCGGCCCTCCGGTGTTGCCGCCGTGGGCGTCGGGGTGCGTGTGCGTGCTGCTGACGTTGACGCCGTTGTGCGTGAGCTGGCCGCCCTGCAACTGGAAATTTCCGGTGATGGTGGATGTACCGCCGCTGCCGCCGCCTTCCACGCTGATGCCGCCGGCGATGGAGACGTTTCCGGTAAATTCGCTTTGCGGGCTGTCCACCGCGTAGTGCGGGGTTTGCAGCGTGGTGCCGTCTGGCGTGATGGTCAGCAAGGACGCCCCCACCTTGAGCTGGATGCAGTTGGCGATTTCAAACACCAGCGTTCCCGCAGAGCGGTCGTACTCCCAGAAGTCGGTGCCGCTGAAATCATGGCGCTCCACATCGCCGGTCGCCGCGTTCTGGGGCATGTCCTGGCAAAACAGGCCGGGCAGCACCAGGGCCTGGGCCAGATCGCCACCAGGGGCCAGCAGCACGCATTCTTCATTGACGGCCGGTGTGCGCCAGTGTCGTGTTTGACCAGCACCGCCGGCCGCCAGCGTGAGCCATGGCAACCAGTCAGTCAGCAGCTCGCCCGTGCGGATGCGGCAGCGGGCAATGCTGGGGTTTACGGCCTCCACACGGCCAGTGCGCACGATGTTATTCATCAGGCGCAGCTGTTCGGTAGGGCTTTGGTCTGGCGAATCAGAAGACATGCCAGCGATGGTGCCCAGCCCCTCGCGCGAGCGCCAGCACGCGCGCCTGTGGCGAGTGTGACTACATCAAGAGGCTTGGGTGATGTGGGCCAGTATCAGGTCGCTGATCTGCTCCATTTGCGCAGAGGTGATGCCCAGCAGCGGCCGTTCGGGGTAGTCATACTGCGCGCCGCCTGGGGTGACGTAATCGCGCAGACCGAAGTGGTGCACGCGTGCCAAGCGTTCGGCTCGGCCCACGAACTGCACCACGGCTGCATCAGCGAATGCCAGGGCCTTGAGGTGTTTGGCCGCGCGCAGCTTGCGAAACAGCGGCCCTTGACGCAGTTTCCCACGCGAGTCACGGCTACGCTTCTTGCGTGGCACCCAGGCCGCACCCTCTGGGCTGGTCTGCGCGGCCATGGTCTTCTGGTTGCCTGCACGAACCAGGCGGGCCACCTCGCTGGCCAGCTTACGGCGTTCGCTGGGCTGCAGGCGGTGCAGCAGGGGCGAGAGCCAGTTTTCCAGGCTTTGCAGATCATCGTCCATGGTTTATGGCGCTGGTGCCACGCTGCCCGGTGGCTTGTTCTGTGGATAGCTCCACTGCGCAACCTCTTCACCCTGAATGAAGATTTTCCAGTGCTCAGGCTTCGGCATGAACATGGGCGGCGTGTCATCAAAGTGCACCAGCTCCATGGCACCCGAGGTCTCGGCGAGCTCCTTTGCGATCACGCGCTCGGTCAGGTCGAGGTAGACAACCAGATCCATGGATTCGGTGTTGAGGTATTCGGCTTCGAATCGAATCCCCTTCTTGTCGGGGTTGGCCAGCAGTTCATTCTGATGCTGATGCACCCACACCAGCAGCGGCGCCATGATGACGTCCGAGTGCGGCGTCCAGTCGAGAAAAATCATGCGCAGCGTGTACGCATACTGCCAGGCCAACTTGGGCACGGCAGTGGCCTGAATCTGGCCGCCAGTGACAGTCATGACCAGCCGCTCAGGGTCGCGCTGAAGGTCAGGCAGGGCAGCCGTGAGGTGCTGGCGGAGGTCAATCGGCTTGCGCATGGCTGGCCTCGGTCTGGCTTCTTACTGCGTTGTATCCGTCGATACAGGTGTTGAGGTCGTAGATTGCGTCATCGCCTGCATTGGTGATGCGGACAAGAGCTGCAGCATCTGCCGGGTCAATGTCGGCTCTCGCTTGGCCAGCCCCAGAGGCGGCACTGTGATTGCTGCTGTCTTGGCCTGTGGTGCGGATTGACAGCCGCAAAGCGCCGCTGCGCAGATCACCGATAAGGCGGTCCATTTTTTGCGCTGCATCGGTTTTCTCCTTTTGGTTGTTGTCAAGGATCTGGCCGATCTGGGTGGCCAGTTGACTGCTGCGCTCGATGGCAAATGCCAGGCGGTCAATCTCGGATTGCCGGGCCTGGGCCGTGGCGCGGTCAAAGCCGCGCTGGTCGGCCCGCTTGTCCACGACATAGAGCAGGGCCAGCACAGCCAGCGGCAGCACTAGCTTGGCCAGGGTCTGGAAGATGGCGGCGGGGGTCATGCGGGCCAGAAGTCTTTTCCGCTGATGAATGGATCAAGAGCGCGATTGCGCTGCCAGCCATACTCAAACTCTTCATCCTTGGGCCGGCGCTCTGCCAGCTCCTGCAGATATACCGATTGACGGGATGCAACCATTCCGAACAGCACGGCACCGCCTTCACGGCCACGCTTTTGCAGGTAGGCGCGCAGTGCGGCCAGGGTGATGGTGCCGATTCGGCCGTCATCCTCTAGGTCGTCATAGTCCTTTTGCTGGCGGTTGAGCACATTCAGCACCCGCTGCAACTGAGCCGCGGCAGTGCGCTGACCAGCCAGCACGCCGAAGTCCAACAGCGATTCAGCCAGGGCCGGATAGATTTCATTGACCTTATGAAACTTGGGTTCGACCCAGTACCTGCGCAGATAGATGTTCTGGGCGGTGGAGTAGGGCAGGTCGCGCATTGGGCCGGTGTAGCCGTAGGCGCGGGCCGTGGCCACGGTGATGCCGTAATTCGTTTCGCCGCCCGAATCCTTGGGGTTGTTGGCATACCCACCCTCGCGTTTCATCAGGTCTTCAATGTATTGGGTCGCACTCATTACAACTCTCCCTTTGCTCGGCCACCTGCGCTGCGGACTTCACCGGCGATTTCCGCTATGTCTTTTCCCTCGCTGCGCCGTAGCCATAGGAAAACAGCGGCCATGATCCACGGGCCAGGGATGGAGCACACAACGAAAACGCAGCCCGCTACAGCGAAGAATCCGGCAATGGCCGGTTGATTCGCCATGGCCGCCAAACGGATGCCAGCCTCAAATGCACCTGGCCAATGCTGAATCAGCAACACCAGGGCCGGTATTCCCACGACGAAGCTACTCACAAAGCAGGCAAGCACCCGGTTCAGCAGGTCGCCGCGCGGGTCAGTGCTACGCAGCGGGACAAAGCGCAGGCCCAGCCAAAAGGCGATCAGGCTGGCGATGATCGGTAGCGAAAAGAGCGCGAGCTTGTAGCCCGCAAAGGTTCCGACAGCAGAAGTGGGTTCAGACATAGGGCAGGGCTTCGCGTTGGTGGTATTGAATTCGGTATCAGTCCCAGAGCTGAACAATGGGCTTTGGTTGTGGGGCTGGCAGATCCGGCATAACGATCAGCATCCCCTGCGGCAGTACCAGGCCTAGCGTCGCCAAGCCGGGATTCGCCTGCAGTACGGCCTCGGTCATACCAAGAGTGCGGCCGTAGTGGCGCCAGCACAGCGCATCTACGGTTTCGCCTTGCTGGGTGCGGATCTGGGTCGCCATCTAGATCAGCTCCACAATGCTGCGCCGGCCGCCCTTCAGATCGGCAATGGCCCAGCGCTGCTTGCGGCGGTGCTCGTCAACTTCGACCACCAGGCGCTCCAGAACATGGCCAGCTTTGCCCGAGCCGTCCGGCAGGCTGGCCATGTTTCTGTAGGCCTCTGCCAGGTCAGCCATCAGGCAGTAGTGGACGGCGCGCATGTACTGCTGCACCTTGGCACTCCTGCCGTCCACCATGGATGCAGGCACATCGGCCAGCTTGGCGTGGCCTGCCTCAATGCTCGAAGCCTTGAATAGCTGCAGCTCTTCGTTGACGCTCAGCATGGCGTCCACGAGGGCAGGGCGCAGGCGGGCCGTGGTGACCGTGCCATCCAGACGGCAGGCAGCGCGGACGGCAGCTGGCTCCATGTCGGGAAACCAGCCGTCATTGGTGACGATGGGTTCCTCTTCCTTGGCGGGCGGGTTGGCTGTGACAACAAAACCGTTCATGGGCTGCTTGATGGGGTGATGGGTTGCCTCAAGGTGTGGCGGTGGTCCCGAGGCCAGAGGACGGTGCTTTGCAATGCCTTTGCCTCGGGGCCGCCACGGCGCGGGGTACGCTCGGTTACGGCGCCGGATTCAGCGGCAGGCCTGCGGCCTTCAATCGCTGCTCCAGTCGCTCGATGTCTTTTTTCACGCCAATGCCGGCATGCAGGTTCATTGCCTGGCGCAGCAGGGGCAAAGCCTTCTGGCAGTCGTCCAACTTGACGGCCTTCAGGTCGGCGCCGTTGGTTGTCGTCTTGCCCAGCAGGGCGTAACCTCCGGCCTTGTAGAGCTTGGCTCTTGCCTGGTCGTGGCTGTCCAGTTCGTTCGTTAGCTGCAGCACCTGGCCCGCAATCGTCATGGCTTCATCGCCCACTAGGGCGCCCGTCAGCACGGCGTCCGCAAATTCGTCCTGCAGTGCAGTGGCCAAGGTGCGTTGGTATTGGTCGGGCATCTTCAGCTCATGACGCACGGCATACTTGGCCAGCTCCAGGGCGCGCCGATACAGCCCTGCGTCGATGTTCCAGATCAGCGCCGTCATCAGTACTTCGTCCTGGGTACCCGCGTCCGATGCCATGACCCCGTTCAGGTAGTCGTCCATATCCGGCAGTAGCTTGGCCTTGAGCTGGGCCTTGCCCGCCATGGACTGCACATCCTTCAGGCGCTTCTTAAATTCATAGAGTTGCGCCAAGCCCTTTGCTCAGCGCCCCTTTGCCTTCAAGCGCGTATGGGTGGGCTATGACCCCAGTCTGACCGGAGACAAGGCAGCGTTGGTGGTCATCGCACCACCCGAAAAACCGGGCGGCAAGTTCCGCATCCTCTACAAGCTACAGCTGCATGGTGTGGATTTTGAGGCGCAGGCCACGGCCATCAAGCGGGTCTGTGACTCCTACAGCGTCGAAAAAATGACGATTGACACCACGGGCCTTGGCAACGGCGTGTACCAGTTGGTACGCAAATTCTTCCCGACAGTGCGCGGTCTGCACTACAGCGTGGAAGCTAAGACCATGCTAGTGCTCAAGGCCCAGGCCGTGATGCGCGCTAACCGCCTGGAGTTTGATGCCGGGGACAAAGACCTGGCCGCAGCCTTCATGGCTGTCAAGCGCGAGCTGACCGCCAGCGGCCGCAGCGTGACCTATACCGCAGGCCGCAGCACAGAGACCGGCCACGGTGATCTGGCCTGGGCAGCCATGCACGCACTCTCGCATGAGCCGCTGGAAGAGGGCACCGGCCTGGCCAGCAAGCGAACGAAATCTTTCCTTGAGGTATCCGAATGAGCTCCACAGAAACTGCCGTCACCACTACGGCAAAGGCTGAATCCGCCACCAAGCCTGTCATGTTCACCTTTGGTGAGCCCGAATCCGTGGTTGGTGGCCGTGCCGCAATCATGGAATATGCCGAGTGCATGAACAATGGGCGTTGGTACGAGCCTCCTGTGAGCTTTTCTGAGCTGGCGCGAACGCTGAGAGTGGGTGCTCATCATGAAAGCGCGCTTCGTTTCAAGGTCAACGTGTTGACCAGCACCTTCAAGCCATCGCAGTGGCTCAGCGCCGAGACATTCCAGGCGTTTGCGCTGGATTATCTGGTGCTCGGCAATGGTTTTCTTGAAAAGCGAAGCAGCCGCAGCAGGCGGTTCCTTGAGTTACGCCATTCCTTGGGTAAATACACTCGGCGCGGCACGGCGCTTGATACCTACTACTTCCTTGAGGATTTCGTGAAGGAGCACCAGTTCCCGCGTGGTGCGGTGTTCCACCTGCGTGAGCCAGACCTACATCAAGAGGTGTATGGACTGCCCCAATACCTGGGGGCGCTGCAGTCCGCCTTTCTGAATGAAGCGGCCACTCTGTTTCGCCGCCGCTACTTCGCTAACGGCTCGCACGCCGGCTTCATCCTGTATGTCACAGACGCAGCTCAAAGCCAGGACGATATTGACGCCATGCGAGAGCAGCTCATCAAGTCCAAGGGCGCGGGCAACTTCAAAAACCTCTTCTATTACGCTCCGGACGGCAAGGCCGACGGGATCAAGCTGATCCCCATCAGCGAGGTGGCCGCCAAGGACGACTTCATCAATATCAAGAACTCCAGCCGCGACGATGTGCTGGCCGCACACCGGGTGCCGCCCCAGCTCATGGGCATGATGCCCAACAACACCGGCGGCTTTGGCGACGTGGAGAAAGCCGCCAAGGTGTTTGCCCGCAATGAGCTGGTGCCGCTGCAGGTGCGCATGAAGCACGCCATCAACGATTGGGCCGGGGTGCCTGCCTGCGACTTCGAGGCCTACATGCTTGGGGAAGAGCTCACGCCAGCGAGGAAGCCGGCGGCAGTGGCTTAGTCTTCTTTAGGGTGTTGGCGAAATAAAGTCTGCCCAGTCTTGCATCAGCTGGCGGCGCTTTTGAAGCATGTCGCCTCGACGATAGGCCTGTTCTACCTTTGAGCCAACAGAATGAGCGAGTGCTTTTTCTGCGAGCTCTCCAGGGTAGTCGGTGCATTCTCCAACCCAATCCCTAAAGGTTGATCGCCAGCCGTGCGGCACTGCGCTTAGTTTTAGCCGGCGCATGACAGCAGTTAGGGTCATGTCGGATAGAGGCTTCAAGCTTGAAGATGGAAAGATCAGATCTGTTCCTGCTGTCATGGGTTGATTGCGGATCAGCATCATGGCTTGATCTGATAGCGGAACCCTATGCTCCAGTTTGGCCTTCATACGGCTGCTAGGAATGACCCAAGTACGGCCTTCAAGGTCGATTTCGCTCCAACATGCACCACGGGCTTCACCGGAGCGCACCGCCGTAAGTATCTGAAGCTGTAAGACCAGCGAACCATATCCACGAGACATCTGAACAGACTCGTAAATGGCTTTTGCATCAGAAATTGCGACTGCAGGATGGTGCTTAACTGGTGAAATCCGGTCAGGTGCGGGCAGGAGAATATCAAGATGATTTCGCCACCGTGCTGGGTTCGGTCCGGTCCTCATGCCTTGGACGGTGGCCCAGTTAAGAATTTGCTCAATACGGCCGCGGACTCGCGATGCAGTCTCAGTTTTAGACTTCCAGATCGGCTCAAGAATTTGCAGGATGTGCTGCTGCTCCACCTCATCAACGGCAAGAGAGCCAATAACAGGCTGCGCATAGGTGGCCAAAGTGTTGACCCACTGTGTGTAGTGCTTGTTGTTCGTCCAAGTAGGCTCGTGAATTGAAATGAATCGCTCTGCTGCTTTGGAGAAGCTCATCATCTTGCTGGTTCGGACTGTTTGAGACCTGCGCTTGCTGTCTCGATCGTCGATCGGATCATTGCCCAAACGAATCAGATCTTGAGCTTGCCTGCCTGCTTCCCGAGCATTCGCAAGCGAAACTGCAGGATAGCTACCGAGCCCCATTCGTCGACGCTTTCCATTGATCGAAAACCGCAGCACCCAAACTTTGGATGTTCCTATGATCTGAAGTTGAAGTCCTGGCACACCGCCAACTGCGTAAGCGCCCTCAGCAGATAGTTTGGATACAGCGAGTGCTGATAGTTCTTTAGCGATCCTTGGCAT